GAGCAACAGTATCTACAGGAACTGCGGGAGCTGGAGCTGCTCCAGGTGAAATCACTAAGGTAGTTCAGTCTGGCGCTGGATTTAATGTCGTGCAGCTTGCTGATGGTAGCACAGAACGACGCGATGGTGCTCGTAACTGGCGCAATAATAATCCAGGCAATATTCAGTTTGGACAGTTCGCACAGCGTTATGGTGCGCTGGGTAGTGACGGACGCTTTGCTATTTTCCCATCATACGAAGCTGGGCGTAAAGCAAAAGAAGCATTGCTATTCGAAAGCTCTGGATATAGAGGAATGAATATCCAGCAAGCTATCTATAGATACGCTCCGCCTAACGAAAATAACACGCAGAATTATGTTGCAACAGTAGCTGCTGCTGCGGGTGTTCCTCCTGGTACTCCACTAGAATCATTAAATGCACAGCAAAGAGTTGCTATGCTTAATGCTATGGAAAAGGTTGAAGGATTTAGAACTGGTAAGATCACAAAGCAAAGCGGACCTACTGAAGGCGGCACAGCTGTAGCGAATGCTGGCGCTCCTACGACTGCTGCTGGCGCAGCGCAAGCAGCTAATCAAGCAGCTGCAGCAGCTGGTCCTGCTCCTGGAACTCCTGCTGGAACAACAGCTACAGGCGTAGCAGCTGGAGCTAATGCAGCAGCTGCAACTCAAATGACTGGCGAAAAGCCAGCGAACGTTTCGTTCGAGTCTGGTAAAGTTGACTTATCAAAGGTTGATCCTGAACTATTGAAACGATTCTTTGCAGCTGCTAAGGAATACGGTAAGCCAGTTCGTATCAACTCAGCGTATCGTGGCGACGAGTATCAAGCACAGCTATGGGTGCGTGGTAATATCCTACGCGAGCCTGGAATTCATATTCCTGCTAAACCAGAAAAGACTACGACGATCACATATAAGGGACAGACTTATACTGTTCCTGGATCTGGGCGTGGATCGACACATGGTAAGGGACAGGCGATGGATATTACTCCAGGCGTTGGTTCTGATTTCCAGAACGTTCTAGCGAAGTATGGCATCACGTATCCGTTTGGCGCATCAGATCCGCCACACATTCAGCTTGCTGGAGGCAGCAGCTATAGTCCACCTCCTGGAAACGAAGCGGGTTCTCCTGCAGCTCCTACAGCTGCTCCTACGACTGCAGCAGCTGGTGCTGCGCTTGCGAATGCATCAGCAGAACGTGCAATGCAGCCAGCAGGCGGAGGCATTCAAACTGTTGTGGTAAATAATACGAACACAATTAACAACACAAGAGTTATTCGTCAGGGCGGAATGAATCTACCTAACAACTGCGACTGCGGACCTGGAGGTCAGCGTGGAGGATTTAATCCACTTGCATTTGCAGCTGGTGCCGCTCTTGGTAAAGCTCTGAGGTTATTCTAATGGCTATTTCTAATCTAGTATCAGGCGGACAATCTTTCGAGCGCCCAAGCGTGAGTGCATTCTTTGGTAATGCACCAAAAGCATCGAACGATAACGTTCAGCGAGTATCGTCAGATTTTCTAAGCAACGATATCTTTAGAACTATCACTGGCGCTTTTGATAGAATTGGTGCTGAGCTTTCGCGTATTCAAGATACTTCTAAAAACATTATGAAGTCGTTTGATGCTCTAATTAGAAACGCCCGTGAGCTTAATCGTGATGTCACAAAGAGATTCACTGACGTTAATAATCAACTGAACAGAAGCAAGATTGAGTTCTTACGTTCACTTATGCTAACGCCAGTTCCGGCGTCATCTACTCCTACGACACTTGGTGCTCTTGTTGATAATGCACAAAAGAGTCAAGAAGAAACTAAGAAACAAGAAGAAAAGAAAGACGAAAGCAAGTCGTGGATGGACACGCTTGGTGATTGGCTTTCAACAGCTGGCGATGTCGCTAGTATGGGTGATATGTTTAAGAAAGGTGGAGGCGCTGGAGCTGCTGCTGGTGAAGCGAAAGCTGGCTCTAAGATGGCTGGATTCCTCGGTAAGAGCGCTGGTGTAGCAGGACGTCTGCTTGGTAAGCTCGCTGTTCCACTAGCTGTAGCAACATCAGCATACGACGCATATCAGGGATTCACTGCAAACGAAGATGCTGGTATTGGCGAAAAGCTAGGAAATGCTGGCAGCACAGTATTGCACGGACTTACGTTTGGATTGCTCGGTAAGAGCTCTGAGCAAATTACTCAGGACGCAAATACCAATAAACTAGAAGCTGTTCAGCAGTTTGAATCGCTACCGGCATCAACTCAAAAGTATTGGCAGACTTGGCCAGAACTAATCAAAGCATGGACTGATGGTACGATTAAGAAAGATGATCGTGCTAAGATTATGAAAATGTTCGCAGACGGTGAGTCTGAAAAGGCAACTTCACTTGCAGCAAGAATAGCTGGCATTGAAGCTGCGCCAACTGAAAAGAAACTAGCAGACAGTAAGAAAAACATCACTGGTCGTAATCTAGCTGCTACTATCGGTGGACCTGAAGCTACTCGTGACGTTGAAGGATTCAGAGAGTCTGTTGAAAAAGCTAGTCGTGGTATCGAAAGAGCTACCGAAGATCGACTAGACGAAGATACGATGACTAATAAGCGCATCGCTGGTCTTGCTACACGAAATGGTCTTGATCCAGGAACTGTTACAGCTACGCTTGAAGGCGGAATTCCTACTTCGCTGACATCTAATGGTGTAACGATTGACGTTTACAATGATTTGACGCCAGAAGAAAAAGAAAAGGTTCAAGACGCACGAAAGAGACGTGGTGAGAATCGCAATACAGCAGAAAAGAAAAACTTAGATACAGGCGCTGCAATTACTCCTCCAGCAGTTGATGCTATGGGTAATGCGACTGGCGCTGGTGCTTCTACTCCATCAGGAACAGGTGGATCTACTGAAGGCGCTGGTGGACCAGAGAAAGCTCCAAGCGCAAGTGGTGGAGATACTGGCGCTTCCGCTACTCCTGCTGCTCCTGCTGCCGGCACACCTGCTCCTGCTGGTGGTAGTGGTGGATCTACTGAGTCTGCTCCTCCTGCTGGATCGCCTGCTCCTGCAGCATCACCTCCATCACCTTCTGGAGGGGAATCAGCAAGCGGAGCTGCATCAGCACCATCTGCTCCTAATCCAGAAACAGGTTCGTCTGCAACTGCTCCTCCTCCAGAAGGAACACCTGCTGCCGCTGGAACACCAAGCGCATCTCCTGCATCACCAACGACTCCACCTGCTCCTCCCGCAACACCAGAGCCACCCGCAGCTGGTGAACCTGTCGTTCTAAACAATTCGAATGTTCAGAATAACGGAAGCACGAGCGGTGGAAATAGTGATAAAATGGCTGGACAGAATTTCCCAATGACTGTGCAGAATGACAGACTGAAAGAATATCTAGCTGCACAAACGATGGACTATCAATAAAAAAAGGGGAGCTTGCGCTCCCCTAGGTTATCACAGGTGAAAGGAATAAGACCTGTGATTATTCGTCATCCTCAGCGAGCTTGTTAAAGAATTCCAGATCATCATCGTCAGAAGTAATCTTCTTAGCTGCTGCAGCCTTACCAACTGCCGGAGCTGCTGCTGGACGTGATACTGGACGCTCAAAAGGGATATCGTCATCCTCATCAGACTTGAACTTACGATTATCAGCGTTTGGCTCAGACAGAACCTTTTCCAAACGAGCCTTCAGTTCATTGTAGCTCTTGAACTTATCGGGAGCAACGATTTCAGCCAGCGAATATTCTGATTTCCAGATTGCTTCCATATCATCGTCATCTTCAAGAAGCGGAGCAGAATCTTCGAACTCGCTCTTGTCGTAGTTACGATAACCTTCAACCTTGCGGATCTTCAGCTTAAAGTTAGCACCAGCCCACAGATCAAAAGGATTCAGAGGCTTCTCATCGTCAAACTCAGGATTCATCTTTTCGTTGATCTTATCGAAGATCTTCTTACCGAACTTGTAGAGGAATACCTTACCTTCGTTCTCAGGATGAGCAGGATCCTTGACAACATAGATGTTGGCGATGTAGCTCAGACGACGCTTACGAGCGCGAGCAACTTCCTTATCCTTATCGTTACCAGAGTTCCAGAGCTTGGAATTCATTTCAGCAACAGGATCAGGCTGATTGAGAGTCGTCAGTGAGTTTTCGATATACCAACCGCCTGGACCCTGGAAGCCGTGATTCCAGATACGGACCCACGGAAGTTCTTCGTTAACAGGAGCGGGGAGGAAACGAATGATAGCGTAACCGTTACCAGCCTTATCAACTTCTGGCTGCCAATAGCGATCATCAGAAGACGATCCCTGTTCTTTGTTAGCGAGCTTGTTGATTTCTTTGGTGAGACGCTCCAGCGAAGAAGTGCGCTGACGCTTGAGGGCAGAAAATGATTCGTTCATATGTATGTCTCCGTTGTATGTGTTGTATGGTAGATATTCGTCTTATCCACTTAATCATGATATAGTAGTATATAGCGCGTGTCAAGACGAAAATACATCGCGCATCACTTTTTTTATCGTGCTCTTTTCGATCTTCACGAACGGACGATACTTGGTTAGCTGGAGATAAAGTTCCGGCCAAACAATGGTGTCTTCGATCTGTTCGTTCCACTTCTCAAGAACGTCGAACACGATATCAAAAGCAATTACAGTTTCGGCAGTGATCCTGCCAGACATATACTTTTTAAGCAGAAGTGGATGAGTGTTCTCGACAAGTAGAATTCTAGTTATACTATTATTACAATCGTCGAAAAGTTTTTCTAGATCTTCCTTGAGGAAATACGAAAAGGATTCGAATCGCTTGAGCCAAGCCATGTAGATCTTTTCGGACTCTGGTCCATTCATTTCACCAACCCAGCGAACGCCGGCGTTAGAAACAAAGTTAGCCACAAAGAAGTTTGTCAGTTCTTCATCGTCATATTTGCGTTCCAGCTTACGGAACAAGAACTGATCTTTACGTTTAAGGAACGCTTCTTCGCTGATCTTGCGCACCTTGCCGCCATACTTCACAAAGTCATAATCCGTTGTGAAGTGCAGCTTGAGCGCCTGATAGCGATTGTAGGCTTTCATCCCTTCCATTAAAGTTCCATGATAAGATCATCGACTAGATTGATGTCTTCTTTCCAGCCGCGATTGTAGAACTTCTCAAAGCGCCAATGAGCTGGACGTTTAATACCATTCTGAAGAAGTCGTTTGTTCTTGATAAGATCATACACTTCGCGAGTGATATAGAGCTTATCCGTAGCAAAATCATACGATACGCAGCAATGTCTGAAATCAAAGTGATTGATCAGTTCTTCACGAGTCTTATACTTCGTCGTGATATACTGCATCTTGCTATGCTTAAAGAAGATAGTCTGCTCGATCTTGTCGTTATCCATATAGTTCGAGTTGCCGATCTTGACAGTCTTGCTCATATGTTTTCTAGAATTCAATGAGATATGACCAACAACAGTATTAGCACTTGACATAACAGGAACGTTTGGTACAGTCACAGCTTCTTCTGACATATAGGTTTCAGCCATACCCTTAGCGAGACCGTGATTGTATTGATCGTCGAGCAAGAATATGTCGATATCGTTGATAGCTTCATCGTTGAGCAAGGAAGCGAAGCATCCACCAGCGATAACCATCTTTTCCCTATGGAACGGAATAGCTCGTTCTTCGGCGAGGCGAGAATGAAACATTTCAAGAACCTTACGTTTCACTTCTGCGAGCTTCATGCGTTCATCGTAATTGAACAGCTTAGAACGAAGTAGATCTGTCTGAAGTTGTTCTTCTTGTCGAGCATAGTAATCGTCGACGTATCCAGGAGCACCGATTGCTCCACGAATCACATTACCAAAGTTTCCTGCACTCACCACTGGCATAGCAATACCTCCGCTTCCACCTGTTCCAGGTGCACTATAAACACCGCTAGTAGCTGGAGCTGATACCCAACCAGACGCTTGTTGGAACGCATCTGCTGCGATTTGTTGTGTAGAATTTTGGAGTTGATCCTGAATGATTTCTATTGGATTCTTCATCGTGTTAGCAACCATCTCTAAGAAAGTTTGTCGTCGAAGTGTTGGATCCATATGCTCAAGAGCAAATCTAGACACTCTCTGAATCGTCATCGTTTTGCTATTTCGAATGACAATATCGTCTCGATTATAATCATGTTCGATGAGAATACCGTCCAGTTTTATATTACGAATCCAATCAGAGAAATCATGCCATGTGTCGGGTTTATGATTTAAAAACGGAAACATTAGATTGGTAACCTTGATCCAGTGCGTTTCATGAGATTGAGTGAGGTAGCTTCGGCTTGAAGCAATTTACGCATAGAAGGAGTCATGAGTTTCGATACGTTCTCGAACTCCAGTCCGGTCTTTTCGCAGACATCGGTAATGGCTTCGAGATAGCTCATACCCTGATCGCTAATACGAAGTTCCACCATAGAAACAAACGTATTGGAATTCATCATGCTTGCTACGGTTGTTTCTGTCATATCAAATTCCTTTAGTGTAGTTCAAACCATAGATTCGAATTTCTTCTGCTGTTCGCCCGCAACCAACACACTTACCAGTTACCGGATCGAGCTTACAGATAGCAACGCAAGGAGATTCTTCGAATCCTTTGACTACGCGATGATTGTATTCGATACCAGTATCCACGTCTGTCAGAGTTACGTTCTCATAGACTGGTTTGAATTTGGTTTCGTGTGGCGCAGAAATATCGCGTCCACCAACGCTCTTGCGAACGATATCTTCACTGAGCGTTTCTGGATAGTAAAGTTCTAACGCAACGCAATCGGTGATAGAGCTGAACCAATGATATTCGCCAGGACGAACAGTAGTAAAGTCACCTGCTCTGAGAACAGTGACGTCAGTGAGCTCGTAGTTATTCTTTCGAACATGGATTTCCAAGGTTCCTGAGATGACGTAGAATCCGTTCCATTTGTGTTCATGCTTATGCTCCGAGCATTTATAGCCAGCCTTGATATTGATCTTGTGCAGTTCAACGAGTGGAGTTTGAATGATGGCGCTCGTGTCGCCCCATACTTTGCCGGTGATATTAGACATGCTTCCTCTTTCTTTTCACGATATAGTCTAGCTCAATGAGGTGTGAAAGTAAAGGACGAAGTTCGTCGAGGCGCAACATATTTGCACCATCGCTAGGCGCGTTAGCAGGATTGCGATGCGTCTCGATGAATACAGCCGAAACACCAACAGCAACAGCAGCCCGAGCCATAAGCGGAACGAACTCACGCTGTCCACCGGAGCTTGAACCATTGCCACCAGGAAGCTGAACTGCGTGAGTGCAATCCATCACGACATGATCAGTGAACTGCTTCATGATCTCAAGCGAACGCATATCAACGACTAGATTGTTGTAGCCAAACGTCGTACCACGCTCCGTGAAGAGATACTCTTTACAGCCAAAGTTGAATAGCTTTTCGTAAACGTTCTTCATTTCCCACGGAGATAAGAACTGACCTTTCTTCACGTTTACAGGCTTACCACTCTGAGCTGCTGCTTGAATAAGATCAGTCTGGCGACAAAGGAATGCAGGAATCTGTAAGATATCAGCTTGCACCTGTTCACATTGCCATGGTTCGTGAACGTCCGTGAGAACTTCGATTCCTCGACCACGGACGGCCTCCATTCCGTAATATGCTTCGTCGAATCCTGCACTTCTGAAACTACTCGCAGAGCTTCGATTGGCTTTATCGAAAGATGTCTTATAAATGAAGTTGATATCTCTGCCAAACTCTTGTCCGACAGAAACACAAATGTCACGAATTTCTTCAGCTGTTTCTACAGCATGATCTTTGGATTCAAAAGCACACGGACCAGCGATAAGGCTTAGGGGCTTATCGTTCCCACAGTTGTCATAGAAACTCATTGTTTATCAACCTTCAGCGCTTGCTTGATAAGCCATCTAATAGCTTCGATCTTTTCATTCTCAGAGTAGCTCGGAGAATTGATAACGACCTGCATACGATATAGGATGTCACACATCCACTGAATTTCCAATTGATTCAAATCAAGATTCGACATGATTAGTCCCACAGTCCACGATAATACTTACCAAACAAACGGAGCCCATTCTCGATACGTTTGTTGCTCGCGTGCTTACCTTCACGATCCCAACCATGTTCTTTGGTGTAGTATAGTTCGTAGTCATCGTCTTTAGCGAGACGCTCGAACGTCCAGATCATTTCTTCCATAATCCAGTTGTATCGTTGTTCTGCTAGGGAATCGCTATGACCAAAGTCAGTTTCGTCGCCCTTACCGATTGTTGGAGCGTCTTCGGGATCAGACATAAAGAAACCATGATTGGTGGCTTTGAGCTGAACGAGCATAGGATGAATGATGAGCGCGAGCGTATGATCCAACGACCAAGTATCGTATGGATCAAGCTGAATCT